TACCATCTAAAATTCCTGATTGTGTTTTGTACGAATAATAGGCCCAAGGTTTATCTATAACTATATCAAAATGTTGCTCTGGTTGAAGTATGTTTCTATTGCGTGGATCGAAGGTTCCGTTGTGATCTGTGATCGCTTTGTTGACCCATAGACGACAATCTTTTAAATCTTTGGCCGACCATGAGTGATGTTTAAACTGAGACGTATAGTATTGATAAACAGCATCAATAATTCGGTCTAAATCATAGTCATGAACATTAATAGGACCAACAATATCATCAGTATAAATATTTTCTTTATTTTGTAATGTTAGCTTAATATAGGCTAAAATCTCTAAAGCTTTATGTACTATAGTGCCCTTATCGGCCTTAATTCCTGATGGGGATCTAATGCCTAGTACATATTCAAGAAAATACTGTTGAGCACAGAAACAGTGTGTGTTAAAACTTGAACTTCGAAGATAGGTTATAATCACTTGTTGTATTCCGCTACTTTCTTACAGATACTTATAAACTCCATATCTGTCATATGCATTTTCATAGTGTTTATATGCTTGTGTACCCATTGCACATTATCTTTTGTATATCCTTTATTACTATCTATTCTATCTAGAGACGCAGTAATATCTGTTTTACTTTTAACGCCCCAGGCTTGAGGAAATCCTATTTCTATGCCAGATAAAGCACATTTTCTATTTTGTTTTAGAAATAATTCCCATAAAAATTTTCCATTTAAATTGAATTCATAATCTAATCTTTTTGCTCGTAATCTTAATGTACAGATATATGATTTGTGTATTTCACCAAATTTTTGTGTGGTTTTTACTGGCCTACCAGCCCTATTATTATTGTTGGGTATATCGTATTTTTTTAATAATCTTTTAAGCGTATTTGTGGATTTAAGTCCTAATTCTTTTGCTATGGTGGTTGTGCTCTTTTTTTGTTTGGTATAATGTTCTTCTAAATATTCTTTAGTTATAAAATATTTTTTAGCTGGCATAAATTTTTCTCCTTATATGTCTAATCTTAGATACACCGAATATTATTTAAGACACACTAAAGTATTCCTTGATTAATAAGAAATTGTTTGATAAGATTATTCTTTTCGTCTATTGAGCAGTTTGTGTTGTCTATTACACAACTAAATTTCGACCAATCGTACTTAACTGGATCCAGAGCAATCTCAGGTTCTGACCAAGAATGAAAAGGATCTCTCGCTAATCTAACCACAAATCCACCAGAGTCTAAAACAGCATCAACTTCATTTGGAAATCTATTATCTAATAGTAGAGCCATATCGATATTGTCTTTATGGATTTGTTTAATAGTAGCATCTACCCATATATTATTTTTCATTTTTCTAAAAATTCTTGTACCCACAAATTCCATAACTTGTCTTGCTGTCATAAATCCGCTAGAATCATATTCAGAATCATAAGTCCATGATATATCATAGTCTGGCATATCTTTCCAGCGAATATTGGTCAGACTATTCTTATCTTCATCACTACCATAGCACTGCTGCTCAGTTAATCCTAATAAGTCTATACAAATATTTCTTTTTAGAGGATCAGCAAAGCTATAGGTTTTAATGCTGATTTTTGGATTTATAGAACGGATAAGATCCTGTACATATTCTCCAGATGTACTTTTACCAGATTGTTTTCGTCCAGAGAATGCTAAAATTGTTGTCATACTATTTTTCCTAGATAATTCTTAATTTGATCATTAATTTCTTCACTATTCATTTCTCCCACATCGCTCTTTGATATTTTGGGTATAAAAATTCTATAAGTATTCTGGCACTTATTCTTAATTTGTTCAGCGGCCTTTATTCCTGCTTCATCGTTGTCTGTTAGTATCACAATATTCATAGCTCCAGATGAATCTAATATGATCTTTTGTCTATCGCTCAAGGATGATCCAAAAATAGCTACACTATTATGAATACCGTTTTCTTCTAATCTCCAAACATTACCAGGACTTTCTACCACAATAACTGTTGATGTTTTAAGAATATGTTCTTTAGCAAACCAGAAGTTGTAAAGATGATTCTGGCTTTTAAAGTCTGTGTTATGTTTCCATTTACAAAATTTCCAAACATCGTCGGGTAATGGACACCCACCATTGGGATTATGAAATCCTTTGCAATTTGGACATTTTTCGTGGATGCTTCGTCCGGTACATCCTACCATATAACTATAGTTATTGTCATATATTGGCACAACAATTCTATCACTCATCTCTTTACCAGATTTACTACATAAACCAACATCATATTTGGTTAGTATTTCTGGTGAATATTTTCGATCTAAATAGTATTGAGCAGGAATAATTAAAGATTTGACTATCTGACTTCTGGTTACTCTGCTTGTGCTTTTTTCTTCTGTCTTGTTGAGATAGTTAACAACATTCGTGAATTGTTTCTTTTCTCTTTCTGTTTTGGATATTTTTAGATCGGATAGGTCTTGTTTAATAAATTTTAGGGCATAATCAACAGCCTCATTAAAAGAGCACATCTTATCACCATCTTTATTCCATCCATGATGATGACGAGATAATATGCCTCTAATAAATCCTAGTACTGATCCTTTGAATGTTTTTTCACAATTGTGCGTTCTACACTTCCAGTTTCCTCTATAACTGTCTCCTTCTGGATACAAGTTAAGTGCGGACGCATTATCTCCACCATGTATGGGACAGGCCATAACGATCATCTTGGATTGAGTTCTATAATCAATTCCAAAAGAATCTAATAGTGGCTCAATATTGTCACAAACCTGATCACAAATCAGCTTTAGTTTTAATTGATCATTCAAATGGGATTTGGTCTTCATCGCTATCGTTTTCATCTACAATAAAACCTTCTTCATTAGATTTGACATTATTCTTAATTTCCAAGTGCGTTCTTCCCTCTTTAATTTGGGCACACCATCCCTTCATATGACAGTTGATATAATCGTTATCGTCCAGACCGCCACCGTGTCTGCATACTAATGGTATTAGTTTACGATTACCACCATCTGGCCCATCTTCTGCTATTTCTTCATCGCTCTTGCGTTTAAAAATTGAGAAATTGCTACACAACCAAATGATTCGATCTGAACCACTAGCAGAGTCGGTACTTTCTTTTGAAATACCATCTCTATTCAACTGTATAAAAGCTACGATTGGCACTTTGTATCTAACAGCAAAATTATGCAAACTGGTCATCATAAATCCTAAAACCTGATATTCTTTAAGATCTTGGCTTATACCAGCACTATCCATAAGCTTTAGATAATCATAAAATATCACACACTCTTTGGCTGTACCATCATCATTTAGTCCTACCTCTTTAACTAGCCATCTTCTCATTATAGCTAATTGATCCTCAAAAGGCATACCAGCAATACTTTTGTGGTATATATTCATACCTTTTAGTTTTTCTGCTGAGGATAGTATCTTATTCTTTTTGTCAACAGATTCAGAAAATTTACCAGTTTCGATAGAGTTAATATCAACTTCGCTCATCATAGCCAATAGTCTATGAATATGATCTTCTTTATTCATTTCGGTATCCATATTTAATATGGGAATACCTAATGCTGCTATGTTTTTACTCATATTATCAGACATAAGAGTTTTACCAACTTTTGGTCTAGCACCAATTACATTGATTGTTCCTCGTCTTAGTCCACCACCAATAGCCTGATCGTATATTGGAAATCCTGTTGGAATACCCACCTGATCCAATTTAGTTTCTTCTAGATGTTTAATATAATCATCAATAGAAGAAGATATTTGTTCTGGACCACTATCACTATCATTTAGCAGCGAAGTGAAATTAAAAATACTATCTTCGGCCAATCCTATAATCGAAGATATTGGTTCTGATCCTGTTATCTCTAAGATTTTATCCTGAGCTAGTTCTAGCTGCTTTCTTAATAGTCTAGCTATTTCTAGCTTTCTTATCTTGGCCGCAAATTTTCTAACATTATCAAGACTAACAGGAAAATCCATAATAGCCTTAAGATGCTGGGTTTCCTCTTTCTTTGAAAGAACATGAGAAACTCCCAAATCCTGAGCCACAGAATAGATGGAGGCTATATCAATAGTTCCGTGATTATTCTCGCAAAGATGCTTTAAGCATTTGAAGATAATGGTATTGCTATCTACAGTAAAAGATGATTCCTGTAATATATCAGCAATGTCCAAATAAGCATTTTCACCATACGAACAAATACCAGCCAATACCGCTCTTTCTGCGGCGGGATCACACAAAATCATCAGCCTGCTCCTGTTGCGCACTTGTTACACTTGTATCTCTCTATTTCCATAGACTCAAGAATACTTGGTGCAACCTTATCTTTTTTACCACAAATTCTACATTGAACCTTAACAAGTTCAAACGGCCTATTTCTTAGTGATGGTGGTGGTTTTTTGATCTTACGATCTATCTCCACATCCTCTTTACACATACCAAATTCTGGCATGTTATCAAATTTGTTTGTGCTTTTCTTTTTGGTTTGTCGTGGTTTGGATGATCGCTGAGTTTTACGCTTTGGTGTCTCTACCTCATTTTCATCATCATTAGTTAAACCCTTTTGTAATATTGCTATTAATGCTTTGATATCATCATTATCAAGACCCATGTTTCACCTTTGTCCTTTGTACAGAAAGCATAATATCTGAAAGATTTTTAACGCTATTAGCTAAATATGATAGTCTATCCATGCGCTGTTGAGCATACTTTTTAATCTTATTCAAT